ATAAAAATTTTAAAAAAATCCTATATGTAGCACAAATAGATAACCATATATACATTAATATAAACAGCATATCTTCTAACATAAACAAATGGAATAGAGGAGCAAATGTATCGAAGATGATATTAGAACTTAATAACAGTTCTCAATCTTTTAAATCATATATTTCTATTAAAAATCAAGGTACATGGATAGTATTAGATCTGTTCGAAAACTTCGGTAATTGGCTCTTTAGAAAAAACACTGAACTTGCTGGATACGGAACATACGTTAAGAATCATATTCCAAACCTTTACAAAAATTATATAGAAGGTTCGGACCCCTATTTCAAATCATTCTCTTATAAAAATAAGAGATGTATCATTCGAGCCAATAGAGAAACTAATTTTATCAATCTAACTGATATCCTTAATATATACGAAAAAGATATCCGTTCGTGGAAGAAAACAACTGCCTATAAAGAATATGTAGAACAAAACCCAACTCATATTACATCTTCAAACAATAGTCTTGACGAATTTGGAACTCGAGCATCTTTTGGAAACAGCCAAATTACACGACTTCTTTTAAAATGGCTACACAACAATAACAAAGACCAAGATCTATACAATAATATTGAAGACTTTTTAAACGACGAAGAAGAAGTTGATGAAGTTGAAGAAGTTGAAGAAGAAGTTGAAGAAGAAGTTTCCTCGATAGTTTCTGTAAATTTTACCGACGGAATTGAAGAAACAAAACAAGGTCATGAAATAACAACTCATAATTCAAGTTCTATTGAGTTAAGTGGAGTAATTGTAATGGCACGGCAACAAGATGGATATATAAACGCTACACAATTGTGTCAAGCAGGTAGAAAGAGGTTTCATAATTGGAAATCTCTTGATTCAACATCAAGGTTATTACAGGCTCTTGAAAATAATACTGGGATCCCTGCATCACAATTAATTGACGTGAAGAAAGGTAACACATCTAAATTCACTCAAGGTTCTTGGATTCACCCTGATTTAGCGGTTCAATTAGCACAATGGATTTCACCAGAATTTTCTTTAAAGATTTCGAGGTGGGTGAGAGAGATATGTTTAACGGGTTCGGTGACATTGGGAAATGAGATGAGTAATGATGAGCTAAATGAAGAGATGAGTAGAAGAATAGGGATAGATGTGAGACCTTATGACAAGAAGGATGTGGTTTATATTTTTTCTTTTTCTCCGACTGGAAAGTATATTGTTAAAAGTGGAAAGAGTTATTATAAGTTTGGTGTGTCTTCAAATGTTTCTAATCGTTTAGATAATCATGAGTACGACAGGTTGATGAATAATATTTGTATGTTAGATGTATTTACTTGTAAGAATCGTTCTCAAGCGGCTGATGCTGAAAAGAGATTGAAGAGAATAGTATCGAGTATGGGAATAAGTATTGATTACTATAAAAAGAAGGAATGTTTTATTGCCACTAAAGAAGAGTATAATTTAGTTTGTGATAAGTTGAGCGAATATTTGAATGGAGAGGAAGAAAAGGAGGGGTATAGAGGATGTAATGAAATGGATAGACTTTGGTTTGAGGAGAAGAAGATAATATATGAATTGTATGAAAAGGGTAAGTTTGATTATAGTCAGTTGAAAGAGATGTTGAATTTAGTGTAGTTTATAAAGTAAAGGGATGTGAGATTTCTATATAATTTTCAATCTATAAAGATTGAAAAGGTCTGTAGAGTTTAAAAGGGGGTTTAAATAATATATGAAAGTAAGAAAGATAATGTCAGAGCAGGATATTTTGAGCATAGATGCTGCGATCCATAATAATTTAAAAAACGAGATTAAAAAACTTCCTGAATACATTGAAAAGATAAGAGAAATAGAGAGGTCTCTTGAACTTGAAAAAATTCGTCCGCGTGTTAGGGTGACTCTTGAAACAGAGAAGGCAACGTTGGTTGAAAAGGTTAATGATATTGAGAATTCAATAACTTATAATTTTTATGTTATGGAGAGCGCGGTGTTGCTTGACCAGTATAGACGTATTTTAGAAGCCCCTATGAGAATGTCGTTTTTGGGGAAGCCTTTAAAGAGCAATAAAGAGAAGCAGAGGGTTATTAATGAATATATAGAAATTGCAAAAAAATATATCGAGATAAAGTTAGAAGTTCCGGAAAAGAATAATAAGATAATTTGTACCAATTGTCCGAATAAAAAGGATTTTGATATAATAGATGGAAATATCTACATTTGTATTTATTGTTCTGCGCAGCAAGTCGTTTTGAAACACATGTCTTCTTACAAGGATATAGATAGAGTCAATATTTCTTCAAGATACACGTATGATAGAAAAGTTCATTTTAGAGACTGTATTAACCAATACCAAGGAAAACAAAACTGTACTATTTTACAAAAAGTGTATGATGATTTAGAAAACCAGTTTGAACTTCATCATCTTCTCCAAGGAGACAAAGATACTCCTAAAGAGATTAGGTTCAAAAACATCACAAAAGAGCACATTGGTATGTTTCTAAAGGAGCTCGAATATACTAAACACTACGAAAATATAAATCTTATTCATTACAATCTAACAGGTGTTAAACCGGATGATATTAGTCATCTTGAAGATGTTTTATTGGATGATTTTGATGCTTTAACCGAGCTGTATGATAAGTTATTCAAAAATATTGATAGAAAGAATTTTATCAATACTCAATATGTGTTATACCAACTTCTTTCGAGGCATAAACATCCTTGTGTGAAGGAAGATTTCACGATTTTGAAAACTATTGATCGAAAGTCTTTCCATGATGACGTTTGTAAAGTACTTTTTGAGCAACTAGGGTTTAATCTTAATCCCTTTTTTTAAATTTTCAGGTATGTTATTGTAACTATTATTATATAGTAATTAGTTTATCTGTATTAATTTTTATAATAGATGTGTTTATTAGTATTTTTTTATAAAAAAAACTGGTGAAGAAGGAGCTATATATACCGAAAATTTAGAGTTTGTAAAAGAATATTTGTTATTTGCTTTTGTATTTTCTTTGATAGAAAATGGCATAGAAGAGCGTCTTTTCTTGTCCCAGAAAATTTTTTTACCGTCGACTATTCTCCATCTCATGTGTTCAGAGTTATTCTTTGTATTTAAAATGTTTCCCATAATAAGTTTATATTTTCTTTTATTTGAAAATATATTTTCAAAATTATATTTGAAATATATTTATAAGATATTGAAATTATATTAAAGATAATGTCTCAAAATATTAACTTTAATGTACATGAAGTGGATGAAGATGAAGTTGGAACTTTTTTACAGATTTTAGTGTATGGAGAAATTTACGATTTCTTTACGGAAAATCTATTAGATATGGTACTTGACGAAAGTATGAACTCGGATTGTATCCAAAAAACAGATATATCTGTAGATGTATGTTCTCAAAAATACGAGACAGTTAGTACAGAGATTACAGATTGTACTATTTGTTTAGATAAATTTGAGACTGGTGATATGGTTTCAATCCTGAATGATTGTAATCACATTTTTCACACAGATTGTATAATAGAAGCGGGTAAATATAAGGCGGAATGTCCTTTATGTAGAAAAAGCATACCTGTTCTATAATAGGTATATAGTATTTAGTTTCCTGTTTTCTTTTGCGATTGAACAAAAGAAAACTTTTATTTTGTCGTTTTTGTGTGTGATAAGGATTATTTTAATGCTGAACTTATAGAACTCCTAAAATATAAATTGGTATATAATAAAATGATAAGTTTTTCGAGAATTAGCGAAATATGGGATGATAAAGGGTTTGAAATTGTTATTGGTATATGTTTAGCTTTCTTTTTAGTATTATTTATATACCGCAAATGTACTGGAAAAACCGGAACTTGGAATAGATCTTATTATTACAATCCTGATAATTATAGGATTATAAAAAAATCAAAGAGAACCCCACCTAAAGATAGCAAGGGAGAACTTGAATGTCGTCGCGTTTTACAGGAAACATTTAAAAAGCCTTTTAATAAGGATCGTCCCGATTTTTTAAGAAATCCAGTAACTGGAGGTAACTTTAATCTCGAGTTAGATTGTTATAATCCTGAGCTAAAATTAGCAGTAGAATATTCAGGTCAGCAGCACTACAAGTATATTCCTTTCTTTCACAGAAACAAGGATGCTTTCTTAAATCAGAAGTACAGGGATGAAATTAAGAGAAGAATTTGTAAAGAACAGGGCATTACTTTGATAGAAGTTCCTTATTTAGTTAAGGAGCAATATATAGAAAGCTACTTAAAAAAGGAATTAAGGAAGAAAGGATACTCGGTTTAACTTACATATTCCTTTATTTTAAAAAAATGTATATATATACATTAAATGGACAAAGTCGAAAATAACACAATAAAGAAAAGTATAATTATATTATTATATTTGTAGTAGCAGTCATCCTTATGGTATTATTAGGGTTCGCTATCTATTTT